GAGGATATAGCTACCCCCATACACGGTAACCACGTTCATGTGGTACGGCTTACGCTCGTACACGCTACCCGTGCGCTCCTCGTACTGGAAGCCCTTGTAGAAGAAGTTCGTGTTACCGTACCTGTTCTCCTTCTCCTCGAAGTAAATCTTGTCCACCGACAGGAACTCGAAGTCCAGCACGTCTACCATGTACTCATCGTACCCGAATACGTTCTTCTTGAGTCTGTCGTCGTAGCGGTACTTGTCTATTGCCGAGGAGTCGTTTCCATTCCTCCCCATCACCTTCTGAGCTATCTTCTTGAGCTGCTCCTCATCCAACTCTCCGTTGGAGATTCTTCGTAACTCATTGATTGTTATGCGTTTAACGTGCCCAGCGTATGATATATCGGAGAAGTTCGGGTCCTCCGTGTAGCTGTGAACAAACCTCGCAGGGTCGATGTACTCGTTGACTATACCGTAGTTGGGGTCATTCCTGCGCTTAGACACGGCCATGCCTATGGAGACGATGTCATTCACGCACCTGCGGTAGATATTGTCAATGAAGCTGTTCCACGTCAGCGTCATGTTGGTGGCTATCTGAGCGGCCACCTCAGCCGTAGTCTTGATGTTTACCCCCAAGAAAATCTCTGCCTCCTCGGGTGTCTCTGGGAGCTGCTCCGGGTCTATGTCTATAACAACCCCCGTCTGCTGCTTAAGAGCCAGCAACTCCTTACGAGCCTTAATCTGCATCTCCACCTTCCTCTTCATGTCGTTCTTCTCTGACGAAGAGACGGGGTCAACAGCCTCCACATTTGGGTATGGGGAGCGGGAGAGGATTTTGTTAACTACAACGCGAACAAACTTCGGGAGGACAGGAACCGGGGTGTAGTCCAGGTTCATGAGGCTGCCGTCGTTATTCCCTGGGTCGAGCGTGTTGAGCAGCTGCTTGTAGATGGTCGTGTCCTGGGTGCCGTTGGCGTAATTCCTATTACGCTCAAACATCTTATTCCTTCGGCTCAACAGAGAGTCGGTACTCTCTACGCTACCCCACTGACTCTCAATGGATTTAGCGTACTTAAGGCCGTACTCCCTGGTCTCCTTAATTGCTGCATCAGCAAGCGGGTCGGGGAATCCTCCTTGTCTACTCTCGTTTGGTCTGTACATTAGGGCTTAAGATACCTATAAGTATCTTGCAAATATAGGAAAATCAGTTGATAGGCTTGTACCTCCTGATGAACGTCCTATCCTCAAACGTAGCCCTCTGCACCGTCTTGGTCTTCTGGGCGGCAAGTAGAGCCAGCCCGGAGCTTATAGAAAGGTCAAACTTGGTACGCTTGTCTATCCTGAATGCTATCCAGTCCTCGAGCGTCCTGTTGAAGTACATATTCCCCATCTCCCCGGAGTCATAGTTGACACCCACGTGGTTGTGGATGTAGCTCTCTATGGCCTGGGCATGGGCGTGTATGATGTCCTGAGAGTTAGATGGCACACCCTTGGTCTTGGATGACGATGGTGCCCCGGCTATCTTCAGGTGCTCGGGTCTGTCCATGATGTACCCGTCATACCCCCTCTGCTCGAAGTACCTCACTATGCCGTACTTGTTGTTCTCTATAAGCAGTGGGTAGCCGTAGAAGAAGGCGCACATCAGAACGTCCTCATAGAAAATCTTAGCCATGTCCGGGCGTGAGGCGTACTCCACCACGAACATATTCGACGGCCTGTTCATGGAGAACATGTTGTACATATGCAGGGCACCCTTTGAGCCCCGGCCATCCACAGTGGCGTCGATGTCATAGGAGTCCACCCCACCCCTCCCGTAGTCTGAAAACGGGGGCACACGCTTGCCCCGGGACTCGTGTATGACGCACCGCTCATTGGAGGGTGGGAGCCACGAGACCATGAACCTACCGTTCTGGTCTGGGAAGAACTTGACCTCCTTATCCTTCTCAACCCACGAGAAGTTGCCCCGGACAACGGGGTTAGGGAACATGTCGTTGTTGTAGTCTATCTGCTCGTAGAGCTTACCTACGTTGAACATACTCCCGGATACGCTGTCCCGGAAGGCCTCATCCTCGGTGAACGGGAACTGCCTCACAACCTCATTCATCTGAGATGAGTCGTGCCTATGGCTGTCCCTCTCATTCTTTAGGTACTCCTTAGAGCCTATGGACACAAAACCGCCGTCTATAGTCTCAACTGGCTTCTCCGGGTTCTCCGTTATAGGATTGCCGTACACATCGAAGAATCCCTCCAACGCCTCATATGCCGGGATAAAGATTCTGTACAGGCCGCTCCGGGTCCTACCATTGGCGTTCCTCTCATACGGGTTGCTGTCATTCCATATGGACTTATACTCGCTACCACCGAGGTGCATCGGGTTTACCGTACTACCCACCATGGCCTTACCCACGACGTTCTTTCCGACGATAAGACACGTCCGCTGTATCCTCCAGGCCTCATTGATGTCAGACGGCTTCTCCCACTTCCCGGCCTCATCAATGTACAGCCAGTGAAGCTTCTCACCGTCGTAAGCGTTGTTGGTTGTGTTCTTCCAGTTTATCACCGTGTTCAGAGCGTCACCCACATTGGACGTCTTGTTCTTCTTGGTGATACGCTTAGATGGCTCCCTGAAGGCAAGCTCCATACGCGGGTTGGTGGTACCGTCCTGGATGGGCTTAAAGAAGAACGGGTAGTTCTGAAACATCACCACCACCTTCTTCATGAAGATGTTCTCCTGAGCGTCCTTACCAGTCTTAGACTGAACGCCGAGCAGCTTATCCTTCACCTGAGTGCCCTCATCTACCAGCACAGATGAACATATGTTCGTGTACCCGGAGCGTCGGCACTTGGTGTACAACTGGCCTATGCATCTCTCGTCGGCCTCACACGCAGCGAGGTGCAAGAAGATGTCCCGCTGGAACCTGAGGTACGAGGGGTACCCCACGTCAAGCTTCGTCCACTGAAGGAACATGTAGTTACGCCCGGTGATGTATGTCGGCTCACCGTTATTGTAGAACCACAGCCCATCGCGTCTACGTCTAAACTCCTGCTCGATGTACGGGGAGAACTTATTGCGAAACTCGGGTGGCCTCTCCATCCACTCATCCATAGACCTTATGCTCATCAGCTCGTGCGGTACAGGCTGTCGCCTCCACATCTGCTGAGACTTGGGTAGGTCATGGAACAGGATGTGACTCTTCCTCGGCTTCTCAGGCATGGCTATGAGAAGTCCATGGAGCTCTATGACCTCTCCTATCGTTCCGTTGGGGTCAATCTTTATGGCGGGCTCCTTATGACCCTCTACAGGCGCCAGTGCAGACATTAAAACTGAACGTGTACACAGCCCACACAGCACGGACTGCTGCCGGGGAATACCGGGCCGTTACTGATTCTGTCGTTTCTCTCCATGACCCGTCTGTGACGAGCTACTCTGGCTGATGGTGAGCACGATGCTAAGACCACGCACGCTACGCATGCAACAATGATGAACTTCTTCATGACTAAATTTTATTCGTTGTTGTATAAGACGCTCGAGATGACAGGAAGTTGCCTCATAAAGATAGATTTTATTTCCTTAGCCACCAACTGCATCTCCAACTGAGCATGTTTGTCGTCCCTTATGCCTATGAAATGAATCCAGGAACGTATATTCCCGGTCATGTGCAGCTTGGTCTTGGTGCATAAAGGTAATATCATACGAGCCGTTTCCCTCGATACACCCTCCAAAATCAGCCAGTTGTACAGAGCCTCAGTCCTTTTTAGGTGATTCTCGACAAGGTCATACATATCCCGATTGTCTATGTCACTAATCTCTTCTGTGGACGATTGGCGGTTGTTTTCGCTTTGCTTTCTAAACCTTACGTCCTCGAACATAAACTCAGACAACTCATTTACATCCTGATAACGCTGGCTGAACTCCTGGAATGTGAAGCTCCTGTGTCGAAGCAGTTGTATAGCTATGGCCTTGCTGGTCTCAATCTCAAGGGTCATGTATGAGTGCTCAAATGGTGACCAGTGACCGTGCTTAATCAGGTACTTCACCAGCTTCTCATAGTCCTCCGTCTTATTCTTGCGAGAGCTACTAACACGTGCAACTTCAACAATATGCTCCTCAGCATTTGGGGTGATACTTAACAATTCAACTTTCATTTCACTTCCGAGTTTGGCGCATTTTCACTTCCGAGTTTGGCAGTCAGGGCAGGAATCGAACCTGCAATTGTGGTCTCCGTAATGAGTGTCGTTCCATTTCGACTTACCGAACTTGAGTCCGTTTACCTATCCACTACCTGACTAAGTGACCCCTCTGGGATTCGAACCCAGGACTCCCACGTTAAAAGCGTGGTACTCTAACCAGCTGAGTTAAGAGGTCATTGTTGAAGTCAGGGAAGGAATCGAACCTTCTCGGCAGTCTTTCGGTTTAAACTCTTTCACTTGTACTTGCGGTACAAAGGAGTCGACTGGACGCCGTCACCAGAACCCGGGATGCAACGACTTGACTGCCTCCGTCACCCGAACCATCGGGAGCCTGACTATATTGAGCTTCTGAAAGGAGTCGAACCCTCAACCTGCTGAGTACAAATCAGCTGCTCTACCA